GTATTGGTTTCCAAAGGACTCCAGTACGTGGTGTTGGTGGGTGCATTGCCAGTGCTGGCCAAGATGTTCACATACAACACAGAGTTGTAGTTGACTTTGTCACCAGGCACGTAAGATGTTGTGGCCGAGTAGGCATCAAAAGCAAAGTCCGTAGCATTGAAATAGTCCGACTCAAAGGCCTTGACATTGAATCCTGACCGGCGTGTGTTGAACAACAACATGCCTTCCGGATACAGTGCAGGATCAGGTGCATCCACGTCCAGATATGAACTGCTCAGCAGGCTGGTGATGGTGGGTATGGCATCAGTGATGGGATTGGTTGTACCGTTGGGAGCCCAGCGTGCGTCTGCGAACAGGATGCCGTTTTCCGTGGTCTGGTCGGTGTTGTCAATGATCACCCACTGCAATACACCGTCAACTTCCTGCCAGCGATAGATCAATGGATACAGTTCCAAGTTGCTGGTATCGATCCAGATGTCGCCTTGTACCAAGTCAGTACCGTCGCTCTGCTCGGTGGGAGCCGAAGCAGACACTATGGGTCCAGCAGGATCGGTCTGTGTGAGATTGAATCCACGCACATCATTGCTCACAGTGCGATATCCCACGAAACTGCCATTGTTCTGGATCATGATGTCCACTTGATCCACAGCGGAATAGTACCAACGTCGTCCATCCACAGGATCCTGGCTGGGTGCTGTGTCGCTGGCGGTATAAGTCAGGGCCACCCAGTTGCTGAGCAACAGGGCCGTGGCTGTTCCAGGCTGGCGGCGTATGTTCAGCACACCGTCTTGTGTGGTGGGATCATAGGCCACGAAACCTGCATCAAACACAGGACCACCCGACAGGCTGCCTCCGTCCAGCACGATCACACCGCCCAGGCTGTGTGTGAACACTATGGCACCATCTGAGGATACCGAAGCCGATACCGGAGATCCTGAAGGCAGGGCAGCTGACACAGCAGTGACAAAGGCCGCGGCAGTGGTACCTGTAGTGGTCACTGTCACTGCTGTGCTCAATGTCGTGCTGTTGGCTGTGCTGTACTGTATGGTAAATGTTTCTGAGGCAGTGAACGTGGGCGTGGTAGTGTCACCGGTTATCACTGTGGATCCTGCAACAAGCCTTTCAAATATGGCAGTGGTGAAAGTGTTGTTGTACTCGTCACTGGCATCTTCTGGGTCACTGTCAAACTGTGCATAGGTGGCACCTGCAGCGATGTTGCGGCCGCCACCTGCGGGATCCAGGGCTTGATTGGCACTCTGATCGTTGGCATAGATTGGGCAAGGTTGAGCAACAAAAATGCCCAGTGCAGCACTGTATTTTTTCACACTGTAGTCAGCACCTTGGTTCACTGCCGTGGTCATGTTCCAGATACTGCCAGTGGGTCTGCCGCCACCAGTGTCAGTGGTACGCCACCGTGGTACCGTAAAATTAGGGCTCTGCTGCAGGGCCGGTGCCAGATAACTGGTGGCCGTGATGCCCAGCGTGGTCAACAAACCTGCGGTGCTGGCCGAATCAATGTTGATGATACCGCCTTCTGCGGATGATCCGTCGCTTTCCGCATCGGCATCTGCGTATAGCCACAGTTTGTTGCTGGTGCGTGTGAGATTTGTTTCTGCTGTGACACCTGGAATAGCAGCTGAATTGATGGCCGCTACAAAAGCTGCCAGAGTGGTGGTACCTGGCACAGTCACAGTGCTGCCGTTGATGATCAGCACATTGCCCGTGGTCAAGGCAGATCCTGTCACACTGTTGGCACCCTGTACTGTGGGCCAGCTCAATTTCCAGGCATCTGACCCTACAAGTTCCCAGGCATTGTCAAGATTCTTATAGTACACAGGATTGTTGGCATTGAGAGCGTTTACCGCATAATCACCAATATTTCCTACTGATTGTAAAGGTTCAGTACCGGTAAGTTGTGTGCTGTCGGTGATCACTATGGGCGTTTGTACCGTGAACGCACCCGTGGTCTGGTTCCATTGGAAGATGCCCCAGGATGTGGCTGCTGTGTCAAACCAGTAGGTGTTGTCAGTTGGCGATCCCGTGGGTCGAACCAGGGTGGCTGTGAGTTCTGCTAGATCCACGTTGGCACGCTGAACATAGGCACGATTGGAAATGCCCAAGGCCGAGTAAGCAGCCAGCAATCCATATTCGTTGAGTTCGTAGCCATTGATGGGTGTGCCCGCGGATGTCTTGTAGAAGAATGGCACACCAAACGTGGCTGACAGATCACGCTGGCTGGTTATGAGGTAGACCTTGTCAGCATTGGCTGCCAGTGTGCCGGCTGCCACGCCCACTCCTGTGCCGGAGATCTTGTTCTGTGCTGTGGCAATCAGGAAGTACGGCACCGAGTTGGTGGCCGCAGGAATATAGTTGGATTCGTCTATTACAGTTACTTCTACGCCGGGGCTCACTAAGGCCATTATATTTCTCCTAATATTCTTTGTAATTTTCTCTTAGTAATGCCTAGATCTTCCAGACATTCTTTGCGAGTTGTGTAGGATTTTCCATACACTGTAACTGGTTTTGCATTTGGATTTTTAGATCCTTTTCTGCTATCCCCAATGGTTGCCCTCATTTTATCCAGAGAGTCAGATCGGTGTTGTTTGCCATAGAATGAATTTTTTTCGCCTGGCTTACCGCATTTCATCTTTCTTTCTTCGAGCGGCATCAAACGCCAGGTTTCTAAAACAGTCTGCTGAATTTTGTTTTTTGTGAATTTGGTTGGTTTGTAAGTTTTTGCAAATTCCGTATTTTTCAATGCATTTTTGTGCATTTCAGATTTGGGTTTTCCTTTCAGAATTTGCGACATTCTAAGACCAATTTTTTTATTGACCTCTGGTCCAAGATTACCACCTTGTCCTCCTAATGCAATATTATAACACAATGGATCATTGATTACGGATTCTGTCACCAATTCAGATTCTTTCTTATCCATGTCATACTTGTTATCAAACACGAACAATATTTCTTTTACAAAACTATCAACACCGTATTTTTTTATAGCCGATGTCAATGCCACACCGCTACCAAGATAATTGTCATCTGGATCAACAGTTTTATGCTTGCCAATATAATATTTTCCATTGGCAACATTGATAGTTTTATAGATAACGAAACTTACTTTTTTCATACCTATATTTATAGATGGCCGTCAAAGAGTGCGGTTTACAGGTGCCTTAATCAAGGCCTGTGATCATAAGTAGTCGTATGAGACCGCTATGCAAGGTATGCTCAAAGCAGCCTGCTGCCATCAATGGCTATCACCGTGACAAAATCTACTATCGCAGCCGATGTAATGCCTGCATACGTCGTGGAAGGAAATTGAAACCGCAGGCTCCGCGATGGCAGGCCGCAGGTTATCGGAAAAAAGCCACCTGCGATCGCTGCGGATTCCGTGCCCGTCATGTGAGCCAACTCACAGTATGGCATGTGAACGGTGATCTTAACAATGCAGAACTACGCAATCTCAAGACTGTGTGCTTGAACTGCATACAGGAGATCACGCGGCTAGATCTGCCTTGGCGTCGCGGAGATCTTGAACCAGACCAGTGACTTGATCGTAGAGATCTGTCAAAGTGCCGTTGTTGTCAAGCACACGGTCAAAGTCCGTGCCAATCCAAGCAGTTTCAGAAGCATGGATGTTGTAGTGTTCCATGCGTTGTTTGGCTGTGGCCCACAGTAGATTGCGTTCAGGCCCACGATTTACATTCATTGCATGTTCGTACCATTCGGGCTCGGCACCACGCACCACACGGATCACATGACCACCCGCGGAACGTATGGCAGCGATTTCATTGGGAAAACGGCAGTCTGATATCACCACATCGTCCTCACTATGCCGTAGTTTGTTTTCTAAACTAGCTATCCAGATGTCATCGTGGAAGCCCACACGGCACACTTCTGTACCCCAGTACTGCAGTACCCAGCGTGGCGTAATGGTCCTGCCCAGGCGTTGGCTCCACCATTCATCTGCTTGCTCACGCCACTCTCTGCTGCTACGTGTGCGGCCTTCCAACATGTCTCTGTCCCAGCCAAACACAGAGGCCACAGCGTCTTTCAAGGTGGCAGCGAATGAATCTCTGCGGAATTCATGGATGTTCACCAGATAATCTGCCGTGGTGTCCTTGCCTGATCCTATCAAACCGCACACGCCAATGATCATTTTAGTTCCTTGATTTTGAGGTATTCCAGCGTGTCCCATAACAAATCGATCTGCCTACGGCAGTCTTCCAAGGCATGATGGCTGGCTGGATAAGTGTTTAGTCCTGGGCAAAGGCTGTACACAGTTCTTGCATCACGCACCATGTAGTATTGCCAAGGCAGCACTATGTTGTAGCTCTTGTAGGCATGCTCCAGGATGTTCATGTCAAAAGTGGGACCGTTGGCCCAGGTCCGCCGGCTGTGCCAGGTCAATTGGTGTAGTTCTTCCAGGGCCTGTTTCAACGGTATCCTGCCTTCGGGGCTAAACGCTTCTTCCTGTGCGGCCGGGGGTTGAGTGGCCCACCAGGCTATGGTTCCATCGCTGACGTTGCGATCGGGCTGGCTGTCAGGATCTACTCTGGCATAGTACCAGCGATCGCTGTATTCAGCAGTGCGTTCTAGCGGATCAAAACACTGGGCAGCGATGGTCAGGACACAGGCGTCCACGCCAGTGCCGCAGGTTTCGATATCGATCATGATGTCCATGCTCTAGCATAGCATGGAATTTGGTGTAGTGCTAGAGCAATCTAGCCGATTACAAAGGTCAAGGGCTGTGAGCCATCGACGAATTGGCGAAGATCTTCGATGCACTTGTCCATCATGGCCTGGCCTTCGGATTTCATGGCCGCACCGTT